CGAGACTACAACGATCCACATTACAAGAAGTTTAGAACCGATGTTTTAAAACGGGATAAGTTCACATGTCAAATGTGCGGCTCAAAGAAAAAATATGATCTTCAGGTTCATCATTTGAGTAAATGGGCCGACTCTCCTACGTTAAGATACGAGAGGAGTAATGGAATATGTCTATGTAAACAATGTCACAAACAAATTACTGGATATGAAACTGCTTACGCTGGCTATTTATACGAACTGGTAAAAAGAAATGAACGGAAAGCCCCCTGAATTTATTATTATTCAAGACACAAGAGAACAAACGCCTTGGAGTTTTGAGTTCGAACATACAGTTGCACAAGAAATTAGCACTCTATCTACTGGTGACTACACGATCCAAGGGTTTGAGAAGCTTTTATGTATAGAACGCAAGGGTTGTATTGAAGAGTTTGCCACAAATTTAGGCAAAGACTTTTCAAGATTTAAAAAAGAACTAATTAGAATGGATGAATTTCCTCATTCATTTATTATTTGCGAATTCCCATTGAAAGATCTCATAGAATATCCATTCCACAATCACAACGCTAGACTACAGCAAATCGCCAAAATTGGCGGTAAGTACCTATTAAAACAAATTATGGAAATACAATTAGATCATAAAGTTAAAATTATGTTTTGCAGTAATAGGTTTTATGCTCAGCAACTAGCTCTTTCACTTATGAAAAGAACACATGAAAGATATAGACAAAAAACTTAAAGATGCATGGCTAAATATAGAAGTAGATGAAGAATTATTATTTAATCCTTTAGAGTATACTTATTCATTAGCCGGGGAAGATAAAACTAAACTACCAGAAAAACTTGCATGGTTAATGACAAGGCCAGAATACTTTTCGTTTGTCTGTAAACATATATTTAATATAGAGATTTCTCCGACTCAAGCTTTGATCCTATGTGATATGTGGAACCGAAAATTCCCCATGTTAGTTGGATCTCGCGGGTTTGGGAAATCTTTTTTATTATCTCTATACTGCATGTTGCGTATATTCTTCTTGCCAGAGCGTAAAGTTGTTGTCGTTGGAGCTGCTTTTAGGCAGTCTAAAGTTCTTTATGAATATGCAGAGGGAATTTGGCGCAATGCCTCGGTCTTAAGAGACTTGTGCGATCAGAGCAGTGGCTGTACTAGAGATGTCGATAGATGTACAGTTAGAATAAACAGAGGGATTATTACTTTCTTGCCATTGGGCGATGGGCAAAAAATTAGAGGACAAAGAGCTAATGATATTGTTGCTGATGAATTCGCTTCTATTCCCAGAGATATCTTTGAAAATGTTGTTGCTGGTTTCGCGGCTGTTTCAAGTTCGCCTATAGAAAAAGTAAAAGCAAGGGCTAGAGAAAAAAGAGCGAAAGAGCTAGGAATTAGTTTAGAAGCTGTAGTTGATAATTCTGAATTTTATAGATCTAATCAAATTATATTATCAGGAACAGCATACTATGATTTTAATCACTTTGCAGAATATTGGAAGAAATATCATGCAATAGTTAGAAGCAGGGGTGAATATAATAAATTATCTGAAATTTTTAGAGGTGAAGTTCCAGAAGATTTTAATTGGCGAGATTATGCAGTTTATCGAATTCCAGTAGAGCTACTGCCTCCGGGTTTTATGGATGAAGGTCAAATCTCAAGATCCAAAGCGACTGTCCATGCGGGGATCTATCAGATGGAATATGGTGCGTGTTTTTCAACAGATAGCAAGGGGTTCTTTAAACGGAGTCTTATTGAATCGTGTGTATGTTCAGAAAACAAACCAATTATACTTCCTTCTGGAGAAGTATTTTTTGAGGCGTCAACAAGAGGAAACCCCAATAAACAATATGTTATCGGTGTTGACCCAGCGTCTGAAGTTGATAATTTTTCAATTGTCGTGCTTGAAATTAATGAAGATCATAGAAGGGTAGTTTACGCTTGGACGACCACCAGAGATCGTCACCGAGAAGCAGTAAAAGCTAATATGACTGAAGATAATGATTTTTATGGATATTGCGCTAGAAAAATTCGAAATCTAATGAAAATATTTCCAACTATAGAAATAGCTATGGACCCAATGGGCGGCGGGATTGCAGTCATGGAATCTTTGCATGATAAAGATAAATTAAAAGATAAAGAAATTTCCATATGGCCCAAAATAATTGAGGATAAAACGGGGCCAACAGATGACGAACCCGGACTACATATTATAAATGTATGTAATTTTTCAAGTGCAATTTGGCTTGGAGAAGCTAACCACTCTCTAAGAAAAGACATGGAGGACAAAGCGCTTATATTTCCTTTTTTCGACACTGCTACTCTAGGTCTTTCTCTTGAAGAGGATAAAAAATTAAATAGATTAACTGATACGCTAGAAGATTGCGTAATTGAAATTGAGCAACTGAAAGATGAACTGGCTTTAATTGTAATTTCACAAAGTCAGAATGGGCGTGAACGATGGGATACTCCAGATACGAAAAGTGGCAAAAAGAATAAACTTCGTAAAGATAGATACTCTGCATTGTTAATGGCTAATGATGCGGCAAGAAGATTAAATATAGAAAGAGTTTCTATTAAATATGATGAAGATTATTACAAGAATGTAGGATTTGCCCAAAGACATGTTGGCGAACGAGGCAAAGATTATTATTCGGGTCCGCAATGGTTTGCAGACGCTGCAAAAGAATTATACAACTATTAAAAGAGTTTGTGTATATTAATACGATTACCAATTCTATTAATAGGAGATTCAATACTAATGCAAGATCATGAAATGTACTCAACGTGGACAGATGATTCGGACAAAGGCAAAGCTTTCGCCGAGGCAAGTGAAGCTTATGCAGAAAACGCCCCAGTTCAACAAGAAAAAGCTCTCGCTTACACGTATAGAACTTATCTTGATATTGAACCTAATAGATCTGTACGTACAAGTATAACTCGTAACGATTACTATCGTTTTCGCCCAGAAGAAGCAGTTCCTACACGTCAAAAACGCATCATGAAGATGTGTATGGACGCCTATGATAGAGTTGGCATTGTTAGAAATGTTATTGACCTAATGGGTGATTTTGGAGCGCAGGGCATTGATATAGTTCACCCAAACAAAGCTATTGAACGATTTTATAAAAAATGGTTTGAGCAAGTTCGTGGTGTTGAAAGGTCTGAAAGATTTCTTAATTATTTATATCGCTCAGGAAATGTAATTATAAAAAGACGCACAGCTAAAATTAATACAAATAAAGAAGCTGAATTGCGTAGAACGTCTGGGGCTGACATGGAAGTACAAACCCCAAAGTATGTAAAGCGCGAAATACCTTGGGCATATGACTTTTTGAATCCATTAGCTGTCGATGTTCTTAATTTTTATAACGGCATGTTTATTGGTGATCCAATCTTTGTAATGAACTTGTCGCGTACAACTTATGATTCTTTTACTGCAAGTAATGTAACTGCAAGAAATACATTCTCTAAACTGCCGCCTGATTTACAGAAGATGGTTAAAGAAGGTAAGAGGCAAATTCCTTTAGATAAAGACAAGATAGAAGTTTATTATTATAAAAAAGATGACTGGTTGGTATGGGCCAATCCGATGATCTATGCTATTTTAGATGACCTTATCATGCTAGAAAAGATGAAGCTGGCTGACTTAGCAGCTCTTGATGGCGCTATTTCTCAAATTCGCTTATGGAGAGTTGGTAGCTTAGATCACAAAATTATTCCTCGTCGCGATGTTATTAATAAAGTTCGCGATATTTTAGCTTCAAATACTGGTGGTGGTACTATGGATCTTGTTTGGGGTCCAGAGTTGGACTTCAAAGAAAGTCAATCGCAAGTATATAAATTCTTAGGAAGTGAAAAATATCAACCTGTATTAACATCTATTTATGCAGGGCTGGGAATCCCTCCTACATTGACAGGAGCTTCTACTGGAGGAGGATATACTAATAATTACGTTTCTTTAAAAACGCTTATTGAAAGATTAGAATACGGTCGTCAGTTATTAACTCAATTCTGGCAGAAAGAAATTGAGATGGTTCAGAAGGCTATGGGGTTTCGTTTTCCTGCACAAATTAGATTTGACTCCATTATTCTTTCAGATGAAAGTGCGGCTAAACAGCTATTAATCAATCTCGCCGACCGTGCAATTATTTCTAATGAAACTATTCTTGAAAGATTTGGGGAAATGCCAGACATTGAAAAGACAAGAATCCGCAGAGAAGAACAAGCTCGTAGAAACGACAATACAACACCTCAAAAGGCATCGCCGTATCATAATCCAAACTTGCGTAACGATATATCTAAAGTTCTTGTTACAAAAGACGGATTGGATAATTCATTTTATGATGAGCTTGACCTTCCTAAAAAAGACCTTCCAATCGCAACTCCTACTGGTGGTGGAACACAGAACAATTCAAAATCACCCGAAGGTAATCCACAAGGGGGAAGACCTCTAAATACCAAGGATTCTATAAAGCGAAAAACTAAACGTGTTCTTCCTAAGTCTGGAGAGTCTACTGCTGTGTTATGGGCATTCAATGCTCAAAAAACAATAGCGGAGACGGTGACCCCAATGATATTAGATTTTTACAATAAAAAAAATGTAAGGTCATTAACTAAAGGAGAATTTGATCAGTTAGAATATTTAAAACTATGTTTACTAACTGGATTAGAACCATTTATTGAACTAAATCCAGAAATTATTAAAAGCCTTATAGACTCTGCTCATAAACCAACTCAAGCATTCGTTAGTAAAGTTAGCGATGAAATAGAAAACTTTGTGTATATTAATAATAGAAAGCCAACTGTTGATGAAATGAAATATATATATGCAACGGTTTACACTGAACAGACTGAGGTAAATGCATGAAAATATACAAAGCAGAAATTAAAGATGGTATAGGAGAACTAGTTCAAAGCAATG